CTCGACTTCGAGATACGAGTTGTCCGGCTGACCGAAGGCGTTTTGCTGGTACGTCGTGATCGCGTTTTCGATGCGAACCGTGCCATCCGTGCCGACCGTGAACGTCGAGATGCCGTCGTACAGGTTGGTGTTCCGCTGCGAAAGCGTGAATTGCGACGCCAGCGGAGGTGCCAGCACATCCGACAGCACGACCGTCTGGAGCGGCTGACCCGGATCAGCACGCAGGCTCACAGCCGATGCGGCAGCGAATGCTGCTGCCCACTTCCAGACCGGCGTGGGCGAGTCGTAGAAGCCCATGCACGACTCGTGCTGGTTGTTGCGCGTCAGGCCGAACGTCGTCAGCGCCGCAGACGTGCCGCGATAAGCAAAGAAGCAGTGTCCGTAGACCTGGACGCTCCACGACCAGCGACCAGTCGTATCGTTGAGGAACGATTGCAGCGAAGCCAGCGACGTCGTGTCCGTGTACGCGCACACGATGAAGTCGAACGGCATCGATTGCAGGTTCGCGAGGCCCGTCGTCAGACTCGGGTTGGTCGCGCCGCTCGCCATCGGCGTGATCGTGAACGTGAGCCCGGTCGGCGTCACTTCGCCACCGGTCACGCCCCGATAGTTCACGCGGATGTCAACGTCGTTGCCGGCGAGGCCCTTGTTCTTCGCGGTGATGGTCACGGTCGTCGTGGACGCCGTCGCCGTCACCGCCAGATCGTTGATCGCGTTGATCGCTGCGGCAACTGCCGTAGCGATCTGAGCCGTCGTCTGGGTGGACGTGATGACAGTGGTCACGAGCATGCCGCAGATATACAGCGAGAGCGTGCCGTTTGCCGTTGCGGGCGCCGTGAAAGCAATCGTGCCAGTCGCGGCGATGGCCGACGGATCATCCGCCAGCGGCAGATACCACACTTCGCCGAAGTTGTCGTTCTGGCGATATGTATAGGTCATCTGCGCGAGCATCGAGCCCTGACCGCCCTGCGTCTTCGCATCAGCGACGCCTTGCGAGATGATCGGGACGTTCGGCGTCGCGGCACCGGCCGATGTGATCTGGCCGATGATCAGCGCGCGCTGGTTGCTGTTCGCCGTGTTCGCCTGGCTGTTGTCGACTTCCGCGTAAAACAGGGGGACGCGGGTATTCGCCGGAATCTGTTTGAATCCGATGGTCATTGCTTGTCACCTCCGGCCTTGGCCTTCGCCGGCGGCGTCAGCGTTACGTCCTTGTCGCGCAACATGCGGTCCCAATGAAAATCGCCTTCAGCGACCTCAAGACCGTTTTCGTCGAGCAATTGCATCGTGACCGGATCTCTCACAGAGAGACCGGGACTCGGGTAGACCTTCATGAGGTGTGCTCCTTATTAAGCAGGGGCTAATAGAGATTCGTGGAGACGATTACCCTTACTGGCGTTTTCGCTTCGAGTGAGGATTTGGAGGTTGTAGTGGACGTGAAGTCCGCACACGGTCCTGCCGCGCAAAGGGACAATGTGATCAACCTCATATCTAACCCCCGTTTCATTCGTGCGCTCGACGGCCTCTTGATAGACCTTTTCGATTAGTCCAACATCAGCCCATTTTGGCGTTGCCATTAGAACTGCCGCGCGATATGCCGCAAAGTTGGCTCGCGCTCGCGCTGGATTTTTCTTGCGCCAAGCTCTCGCCCTTGCTGCACCTATTTCCGGGTTTTGTCGCGACTTTTCTCTTCTTGCCTCTGCGTTTCTCGCGTACCAATCTCGCACCCTAGCGCGCTGCTTTTCGGGATCTTCGTCATATCGCCTACGATCCTTTTCCTTAAGCTTTTCGGGGTTCTTGGTGGCCCACACTTGATATGCGTCAGAAACACATCCAGCACATGTTCCCGACGACGCGTACCGCCGTGCGAGATGTCCTCTCACGCACGGCCTGCCAGTCCAGTAAGCCTTCACACCAAGGCGCAACGCATCAGCCCTAGATGTGGGCATCGCGTGAATCTCACCACTCATGTCGATCACTGAGGCAGGGAAATAGTTAAAGCGCCCTCATTGCGGCCATCAGGCCCGGAGGTGCGGGGTGCGGGGTTCACGGCAGACGGGAACGGCGGGTTTGCGTACGTGCCATTCGGATCGAACGGCTCCGCCGTATCGACGTTGATATTCACGGTCTGCAGCGGGTTGGTCGGGATCGGGAAGAAGACTTCCGGCCCCTGATAGAACTTCACTTCGATCGACATGGCGAGTTCCGCCATCGGCATGGAGCCTTCCGAACTCGTGTTGATTTCGGAGTCGACAGTGGTGAACTGCTCGATGCGCTGGCCGCCGTTCGGATCAGCCCAGATCAGCGGGTTATTGATGAGCGCCACCTCGATCTGCAGCTTCAGCGTTTCAGCGGCAGCCAGTGCGGCAACCGATCCGGTGTCAACGATTCCGGCCGGCGACTGCACGCGCGCGATGATTTCGACTGTCGTGTAGACGTCAAACTCAGGCGTATTCGGACCGAGCGATACCTTCCGTTCTTTCCGCGCGTGAACGAGGATGAGCGGGTAGGTGGACGGCGAGGTAGGCCAGTCGTAGGGCGAATAAACCGCGTTGCCCGCCAGCGTCTGGCCCGTAAGCGCTTGAACGAACAGGGCGCGAATGTCAGCGGATGTCGTCATGGCGAAGAAACCCTGGACAGCATCAGCTTGGCGCCGCCGTGACTATCCGGGCGAACCTCACGCACGATGAAAGTCGTGTTGACGCTCGCAACGGATAGCTGGTCGTTCTGGAGAGGGGGCGAGGCGAACTGGGACAGCCGGACACCGAGGACCGCGCTTACATCCGTCACGCCCTGCGACGCATCCTCGAACATCACCTCCTTGAGGTATGCATCGTCGAACACGCCCGTGATCGAATATGGGGCGCCGGCATACGGCCTGTATGTCACCGCCTCGCCGAACACACCCATCAGCGGACCGAGTACGGTCTTGTCCCAGTCAATCATCAGGTGCCCGCGCGGCCGGATTGCAGGACTTCAGGGCGCGTGCAGAGGTACAAGGGGTAGGCGTAAGCCTCCATCTTCCACCACATGCGGCGGTCGCGATCCACGATCGGCAGCACATAGACCGGCGCACCGGGCGAGTTGACGAACTCAGCCGACTCGCCCGGTGCCATCACTTCCTGGAAGATGCCAGGCGCGTTGACCGGGAAGAACTTGACCTTGTCGTCAGCGATCTTGACCGTCGTGTTGTCGTCCGAGCCACGGTAGTTGACCCACGTGATGCCGTCGAATTCGAACGAGTTGAACGCGTCGCCGAATGCGTCGTTGCGGATGTCCTTAGCGCCTTCCCAGTTCAGGAACGTACGGATCACGTCCGGATGGTTCGAGAACTGGTCGTAGAACACGTCGCCGCACAGCGCCATGATGCGCGTCGAATTCGTGAACGCGCCCTGTGCCTTGCGCGCCATCGAACGCTTGATGCCGTTGATGATCGGACGCAGGCTGTTCGCCGTGCCAGCGGACAGATTGAACGCGACTTCCGTTGCCTGCGTGATCTGGAATTCGTCGAACCAGTTGTACAGCACCGTACCGTCAGCCGGGTTCAGGACGAGACCTTGCACAGCGGCGAGGCGCAGATATTCTTTCGTGTACTCGACGCTTGCCAGCAAACCCGTCGGGCCCGCCAGACGACGCGCAACTTCGCGCTCGAGCTGCATTGGCACGGTCACGATCTGACCCGTCGGACCTTCCGGGAACTCGCGGATGTTCTGGAGTTCGTACGTATAGACCGTGTCCGAGTGCATCAGACGCGGCACGTCGAAGTAGCGCATCTTGCGCTTCTCGGTCGTACGCTGAACGCCTTCCGTGCCGCGCTCGCTGAAACCGATCAGCTTCAGCGTACCCGTACGTTCTTCGACCGACACAGCCGTCGTGCGGATCGGGTTCGGATCGAAGATGCTCAGTTGACCGAGTGCGCCCGGTTGGTAGGGGTTGCGTTGTACGCCCTGCGTCAGAGTCAGCGCCGAGAATGCGTCGCTGTTAAAAATATCAATGATTTCGCCAGCCATGGCTTATCCCTTTCTGGAAAAAAGAAAAGCCGCCTTGCTGGCGGCCTTGAGATTGCGGAAATGAAAAAGCCGCCCGGAGGCGGCTTGTAGTCAGGTCAGTTCGCGTTACCGCGGCTGGATACCGATGGATTTCAACTGTGCGAGGGCGGCAGTGATCGCGGCAGCGCTCATGCCCGTCGGCCACACCAGTTCCGAAGCGTTCACTTCGCACAGGCGGCACACAACGGCGCACGGCTTGTCGACCGTCGTGACGTCCTTATTCGCATACAGGATGCCGCTGGGGATCTGCGAGCCGTCGGTGTTGGCCGGGTCGAAAGGCTTGTACTTGCCCGAACCCGCTGCTACCGTGACTGCAAACGAATCGCCCGCGACAAACGCCGTACCGCCGGCCGTGATGGTGAAGCCCAGACCGCCCGCCTTGAATGCAACGCCCGTCGTACCGTGGCCGACTTCAGCGCCAGACGGATCGGAGACGATGTAGTGCGTCGCGTCGTCGAACTCGACAGCGTAGACGCCGACCTTCGCTGCGTAGCCAGCGACCGAGGTCGATCCCATCGTGCCGTTGCCGGTATTGCCAGCGTTGGCCGCCGATGCGAACGTCGGGTTGCCGGGCGTGCCAGTGATCGTGACGGTGAAACCATCGCCCGCCACGAACGCAGTGCCGCCAGCCGTCATGGTGAGGCCGATGCCAAGCGCGGAGAATGCGACACCGTTCGAGCCGGTGGCCGTCTGACCGTCCGGTGCTGTTACGGTGAAGGCGCTTGCGCTGGTGTAGACCAGGCCGTACGTTCCGACCATCGTCGCCGGTGCGGCTTGTGCCGTGATCGCGCCGAACGTACCGTTGCCGGTGTTCGCGCCGAGCGCTGCAGCAGTTGCGGTGACAGCCGACGTCACAGTGCCAAGCACCGTGCCTGCCAGGATCTTGGCGCCACCAGTCAGCGTGCCCTGATCGATGGACATGTGGCCGTTGGCCAGAGAAACGATAAATCCGCCGTTGTGCCAATTCTCGACAAACGGCGTGTAAGTGGGGTTACCCATGGTTCAGTTTCCTTTGCGGCAGAAGTGGTTAGCGGCGGGACGGGTTTGCGGCCTTCAGGTTTGCGTCCCAGCGTGCCGCCAAAGCCTGCTGCGGAGACGGTTTGGCGCCACTGTGGGAGCCAATGTTCGGATTGCGAGCGGAGCGCTCTGCGTGATTCGAGGCGGCGGCCGGCGTGCTTTCGAGCACAGCCAGAGCCTCTTTACGCGACATGCGCGTGTTGAACGCGAGGTTCGCAGCCAGCACCGGGTTACGTGCGGCAGCCTTCGAGGCGAAGATCGAAGCGCAACGGGCCTGCTCACGGAGACGGGCCTTAGCAACGGCGCTCTTGCCGCGCATTTCCTCGTCGTCATCGTCGCCGTCGTCAGCCTTCGCTTCCTTCTTGTCGTCTTCGTCTTCCGCCTTGGCGTCGTCTTCGTCGTCTTCGGCCTTTTCCTTCTTGTCTTCGTCGTCGCCGTCGTCCGCGCGCTTCGCGTCCTTCTTGTCGTCGTCTTCCTTGGGCTCGTCGCCCTCGGCTTTTGCGTCTTCCTTCTTATCCTCGTCTTCGGGCTTGTCGTCTTCAGCCTTGGAGGCCTTTGCGTTGAGTCCGGCGAGATGGGCGAAGCTCAACCCACCCCGCGAGGCGAGGTTTCGAAACAGATTGCTCATTGGATTTACCCTGATGGTGGGTTGGATCAGCCCAGCTCAGCGAGCAGGGATTGAAAAGCCTCATCCGGCGCCATAACGGCGTCAGCGAAGCCAATCTCGACACCCGCGGCGCCAAGAAAGGTGGTTGCCTGCGTCTCACGAACGACATCGGCAGACAGGTTGCGATTGCGCGCAACCGTATTTACGAACAGTTCGCCCATCTCGTCGACGTCGGCCTGGAATCTAGCCAGCGCTTCCTTCGAGAGGGGATTGAACTGATTGCCGTCAGCCTTGCGATCACCGTACTTGATGATCGTCACAGCCATGCCGGCCTTGTCGATCGCCTTCGACTGATCGATGTGCATGCAGATCACGCCAACCGATCCGGTCCCGCCAGTGCGCGGAACGGTAATCTGTTCGCAGGCACTAGCCAGGGCATAGGCAGCGCTGTAGGCGCACTCGTTAAGAATGGCCAGAGTGGGCTTCTTGCTGCGCGAGTTGTAGATCAAGTCGGCCATGTCGAAACATCCGGCCACTTCCCCGCCAGGCGAATCGATCGACAGTGCGATCGCGCGCACCGCCTTGTCTTCCAGTGCAGCGAGGAAGTTATGGCGGATGGCGTTGTACCCCAGCATGCCGGAGTAGGGGCGCAGATAGCTGCTCTTCTGAACCAGCGTGCCCGATACATCGATGACTGCAACGCCGTCGATCAGGTCATACGGCGAATCATCTTCCGTATAGAGTCCCGCGTCGGTGAATGCGTCGCCCGCGTGAACGATCGGGCTCTCTCCTGCGAAGCTGATATCGTTGATGCCGAACCGGGCCGCGAGAGCCTTTGCGATTACCGCACCCTTGGAAGGGTGGATCGCAAGCGGCGTATCGAAGATTCGCGCCGCTGCAAATGGATAGCTTTTCATCGTGGTTGCGGTGCCTCATCGGGTTTAGCCGCTTCCGCAGCCGCCACTTCGCCAGCCCAATCGGGAAGCGGAAGACCTGCAGCCTTGAATGCTGCGACTTCAATGGCGCGTTGAGCGATGACTTCCTCCCAATCCAAGCCTTGCTCGGCCGCCTCTTTCTTGAGCGTCGAGAGTCCGCCATCCATTCGCATGATCGAACCGGCTGCTTCTTTCGTTGGATCGACCCAACCCCGCGCAACACCAAGCCAATCGCAGCGCGAATATGCCGTTGCAGCGTCAACAAAGTCAGGAGCATTGCGCGGCAACACGTCGTCGAGATCGCCGTTTTCCATCGCTTCGCGCAACCAGCAGGCATACATCGGCGTAGCTGTGCCAACTTTGAATTCAGTGCTACGCCGGCTCAGCGTCTTCCAGCTTTCCAGCAACGCAGCGCGCGCGCTCGAGTAGTTCGTCTTCGACCAGTCCTGCGTGATCTGCTCAGCCGAAACGCCGAGCGCCGCAGCGATTGACCGAAGCATTTCGTGTGCGAACTCTTCGAATCCGGTGTGCGGATGAGCCGCAGCAACCTGCTTGATTTCTTCGCCGGGCGCCAAGGTAGGCACCCGAACGTTGTTCAGCATTGCCGGCCGCTCCTTCGCCCAGTCCGCGCGCAATTCCTGGTAGAAGCCGAGCTCGCCGTCACCGGCGCTATCCATCGCGGCTTCAATCATCGCCGGGTCGTACGGGCTCGTTACATACGTCCCGAAGATCGTCGCGACCGTGGCGGCCTGCAGCTCGACGCCGTAGTAGCGCGCCAGCATCTTTGCGTGCTTCAAAACCGGAGTGAAGATGCCGATGCCGCGGTGCTGGTTGGCACGGTCACGCTCGAAGTCATGAATCACGCGTCGCCAGCCGTCCGGGTCTTCGCGCTCGATGCGCTCCCAGGTCATGCTCTCAACTGCGTTGTACCAGTCGTTCTGCTCCGCCTTGCGGATGTGATATGCGATCGGTACGCTGTAGTCATCAACCTCGACGCCGCCACGCAGATATCGCGTGTCGATCATCTGGTATGGATTTGATAGCCGGTCCGGATCGACGAGAAGGAATGCCGTCGCATACCTCGCTGCGCCGCGACCGATGCGCTCCGGCATCCAGTACGCGACGACCAGGCTATCTCCATCGACAAGCTTGTGTCGCTTCGCGAGGCGAAGCTGTTGCGATACCGTGAGTTCCCGAGAAACATCGTTCCAGTGGCCAATATCCTCGGAATAGGCGCGCCACAATGCTTCGACTGCCTTCCGGTATTCATCCGCCCATACGGCATCGAAGCCTTTATTAAAGATCCTCAGAAACTGCCAGTCCGGATTCGCGGACAGGCGCATGTGCGCGCCGACCGTGTTATCCAGAATACGGGTGATACCGCCATTCGCCCAACCATCATTCCGAGCCAGATCGCGCGAACGCGCAACCATCTGGTCGCGGAAAAGGTTGATTTCCGAGTCCGGCGAGCGAATCCACGGATACCAGTTGCCCATTTCGGGCGAGTTGTAGCCTGACGCCTCGTAAGGGTACTGGTTGGTATAGGGCGGCAACGCTAGTACCGTTCCGCCCAATCCCGAGTCAGCGCGCGCACGACCGCCAGCAGGCAGGTCCGCGAACGGCTTGCCAGTAGAGTCGACGATGAGAGCCATTTAGAACAGAATCCTTCGCGCGCGCGGGTAGCAATCAATGAGGCCCAACGCTTTCTGAAGCATCAGGATGCTGCGTTGAATCTGAGCGATGTCGCTCTGTTGATACGTGACAGACTTGTTGCCGTCGCCCTGGCTGTATGCGGCCGTCACGATCTTTGCACCAGCCGACAGGTCGAAGTAAGCGGCTTGCAGCGCCGCCAGCCTCGATTGCATGTCGACCGCGCTCATTCCATCCGTGATAGCCATGACTTTCCTATGCGAGACGACTCGCGAGTGATCGCTTGATTGATTTGTCGGGCTCGGGCGCCTGCACTTGCTGAACAACTTGCGGCGCCGGAGCCGCTGGCGCACCATCCGAGACATACGGGGCAGATACACCGTCAGCACGGCGGTTCAGCTTCAAGCCGTGATGAAGTAACCCGCAAAGCGCGGCATAGTTGTACACAGCAAGGTCAAGCGCTTCGTTCGCTTTTCCAGGTGGCAATTCCCAGATTCGGAACGTCTGCCCGTTCACCAGCCTCGTGACCGACCGCTCCGAAACCAACTGCGCGAAGTAGTTGATATCGCGATCAGCAGGGAAGTGCATATACCCGGCGCCGTGATCTTCGATATGAAGCCGCGCCCGAATCGTGTCCTTCGCTGCGTTGACGCCGATGATGATCGGGCGATACGTCGATTTGTTCCGCGAGCTGGGCCGCTTCGTCGGCCATACAGGAGAACGCGCGCCACCTCGAGCAGACTCACCCTTGATCGCCCAGATGCGTCGACCGATACGGGCCTTGCAGAAGTCGTAGACCTTCTGTGTGTGGTGGCCGCCAGAGTCGATACAGGCCGCCATGACCTCAAACGGTCGACCATCGGCGCGGCGCCAAATGCGCTTGAGGTACGCGTCGACGCGCGCCCACAGCTCATCGCTCTGCGGATCGCCTTCGAAGACGGTATGGTCTAGCGACCAACGCTCCTCATTGCGCCCCCAGCCGACCGCCTCAACTTCTACGCGATCGTCTTGAACGTCGCCGGCAACGGTTACCACCGCAACGCCATCGGGGATTTCTGACGGCCATGTTTCGCAACGCGCCAGCAACGATTCGGGACTGAGCGCTTTACCGACGTGGCGCTGATAGGGAAGTCCCATCTGCGTGTTCCACCACGCCTGAAGCCGCTCCTCGTCACCCTGCGCTGCAATCCATTTAGCCGCGATGTCGGCCGGCTTGTCCTTGCTCCAAGGGCTGTACAGCTTCGACGCCTGAAATCCAGCGTGCTCACCCTCGATACCGCGGCTTCCGCATGTCGGGCAGACCGCGTAATAAACGGCATGCCGATCGCTTTCCGACCACTCCCAGACCTTATCGACGGAGCCTTCGTCATCTTCCTGCCAGGTCACGTCATATTCCGTCAGTGGCACATGGCGATGTCCGCAGCATTCAAACGGACGTGTCTGATGCCAGCGCGTCGTCGACAGCGCGTTAAGCCTCTCACCTTCCGACCACGCAACGCCGCAGCATTCGCAGACGATTTTGGCGGTCTTGGTGCGATGCTCGAGCGTGTTGCCCTGGGCATCCTTCCGCTTGTCCCAGTGGACGTGCTTGAAGAAATCAAGGAACTGACGATGCCCGCAATGAGGGCAGGCTACTGATGCACGACGCTGGTCTGACTCGTTGTAGCTCTTCTCGATCCGGCTCTCACCCGAATAGGTCGGGGAGCATGCTCGGACAGACAGCCAGTTGACGCCGAACGAGGCGGTGCGCTCCTCCGCGATAAAGATCGAGTCGCCCTCTTTAAGAGGAGGGTATTTGTCGATCTCGTCGGCCAGAATGACTCGGATAGGCCGGCGCGCGAGGTTGTCAGGACTACCGGCACTCACCAGCGCCAGAAAGCCGCCAGGGAAAGCCTTGTATCCAAGTGTGTCATCGCTATTGCGAGACTTGCTCGCGCCCATGATCTCGCGCAGCACAGGCGTGCTACGTATCAGCGGGGCAATACGCTCCTTACTGAACTGCTCGGCGGCCTCGTCCTTCGGCTGGATCAGCAGAATAGGGCAGGCGTCCAGGTGGGCGAAGTACCCGAAGACGTTCTCAAGCAGCGCCGTCTTCATCATCTGGGTACTCACCATCGCCGTGATGATGTGAATACCCGGCTCCGTGACGGCCAGCATCGGCCCGCGCGCCACCTCGACGGTAGACGTGCGCCAGTTTCCCGACGTGCTCCCAGCCTCCTTGGCTAGCTTGCGATAGCGATCCGCCCATTCGGGGATGCTGACGCGAGGAGGCGGAGTCCACCCTCGGCGATAGTCCAGCGCGAGTTGGTCAGCTTTGTTGTTCGAAGTGAGCATCCGGCTCGCCCAGGTCTGTGATCTGGGTATGGACGTGCCCGTTCAAGACTTCAGTCACCCGGTCAGCCTCTAAGCCTAGATCGGCTGCAATTTTGGGACCGACTCGCATCGGCCAGTTCATCCACGAATCACGCGCTGCACGTGCAGCATTGAATAGCACCGTCCTGGCAATAGCGAGATCGATGAGCGAACCTGACTTCTGCTCATACTCGAGCTGCTTGAGCAGCGCGTTAAAGTTTTCTTTGATCCGAATCGCTTCGGCCAGGTCGTGCTCTGCGCCCATCGCCATGACGAGTTTTGCCGCCGCCTCGGTGGGCGTATCGCTCTCGTCGACGATTGGTTCTGTGCGGACACCTTTACTGCGGACATTCTTTGCGGACACTTTTGAGTTGTCCGCAGTGTCCGCAACAGCCTTACTGGAACGAATCGGCCTGCGCCAGCCAGAAGAAACAAGTGCGGGATCTAGCTTGCCATCCGCATCTGGCTTGAGTTTGCCGGAAGCAATGGCGCGGCGAACCTGCTTTTCGTCGCAGCCGGCGAGCTTCGCGAACTCGCGTTGAGTAACGTGGGGTGCGGACACTTTTTAAATCCTGTCGCTGGTCGAAGATCGCGGCGCGCAATTGCC